TTAAAAGGACATACTAGACCAATTAATAATCAACATGAAAGAAAAATTATATTAGAAAATTTAAAGGCAGTTGATGAAGTTATTATTTTCAATACAAATGAAGAATTATTAAACATTATTAAAACTTGTAATTTAATGATTAAAGGTGATGATTATTTCGATAAACCCATTATAGGTAAAGAAACAATAGAAATTATTTTTTTTAAAGTACTTGATGCTTATTCCACCACAAAAAAAATTGAAAGTATTACTGCTAGGTGATATTTGCACAGATGTTTACACTTTTGGTAATGTAACTAAATTAAATCCAGAAGCACCAGTTCCAGTTTTTGTTGCTAAAAGAACAGAAACAAAAGAGGGTATGGCAGCAAATGTCAAAAATAATCTCTTGGCATTAAAATGTACTATAGATTTTTATCATGGTAATTTAAGTAAAAAAACAAGGCTAGTGGAAGAAAGATCTAGACAACATATTTGTAGAATAGATGAAGATATAATATCCCAACCCTTAGATATAGATTTTTCTGATAACTTATATGATTTAATTATAATTAGTGATTATAATAAAGGTAGTATAAATGATAATACTATTTTAAAAGTTGTAAAAAACACAACTAAACCTGTTTTTATTGATACCAAAAAAAGAAATTTAAAACAATTTACTAACTGTTATTTTAAATTAAATGAAAATGAGTATAATCAACTAATTAATAAAAATGATAACATCATTATTACATGTGGACATAAGGGAGCCATTTTTAAAGATAAAAATTACTTGGCTAAACAGTTAGAAGTTGTAGATGTAACAGGTGCGGGTGATACTTTTTTGGCCTCTCTTGCATATTTTTATTGTCAATACAATAGTATGGATACAGCAATAAAATATGCTATTATAGCAAGTGAATTAACTGTAATGCATTTTGGTGTTTATTCTCCCTCTCTTGAGGAAATTTATGAGAATTCTTATAACAGGATATAAAGGATTTATTGGTCAGAATCTTTTTAAGTATTTTGAGTCCAAACATGATATAATTGGTTTTGAATGGGGAGAATCGTCTTTAGAAGTAAAAAATTATGATTGGGTAATACATTTAGGCGCCATTAGTTCAACTACAGAAACAGATTTAAAAAAATTATACAAACAAAATTTAAAATTTACAATAGATCTATATAATGAATGTGTAAAACATCATGTAAATATGCAGTTTGCTTCATCTGCTTCTGTTTATGGTAAAAATTCTAGTTTTGAAGAATCTGCTGTATTAAATCCTTTAACACCTTATGCCTGGTCAAAATATTTAGCAGAACAATATATACTTAATACATTATCTAAAAATAATATAGTACAAATTTTTAGATATTTTAATGTCTATGGACCATATGAAACACATAAAAATGATCAAGCAAGTCCTTATACTAAATTTACTATACAAGCAGAAACTACAGGAGTAATAAAATTATTTAAAAATAGTGAAAATTATTATAGAGATTTCATACACGTAAATAAAGTAATAGAGTATCATGAATTATTTTTGGAGATTAATAAATCCAATATATGGAATATAGGTTCAGGTAAAACAACAAGTTTTTATAGTATAGCAAAGGAAATACAAGAGAAATACAATTGTGAGATTAAATTAATAGATATGCCTAAAAAATTACAAGATTCTTATCAAAGTTATACCAAAGCCAATTTAACAAAGTTAAATAGAACTATAGATGAAAAAATATTGGATAAGATATAATACTCAACATGGTAATTCTGATTTAGTTTGGCGTATTATTTATGATAGTGAGGAAGTGCTGGTAAAAAATTTAAAATTAAAGGTTCCTTCTTTTAGCGATACTACTATAGAAAATAATATAGTTAAATATAACATTGCCTGTTACGGCAAATTAACTATAGAAAATAATGAGGCAACTATTACCTAGGCATAAATAAAAGAATAACAATCTAAATAAATGGAAAAAGAAGAAAATTTAACAGATGGCCTTTTGATCACCAAGCGTTTTCGTTCTCAAAACGAATTTTCTTTATACATAGAAGAACGTGTTAGTAATTTAAAAATTGGTTATATGGAGGCAATAATAAACTATTGTGATGAAATAGATATAGAAATATCATCTATAGCATCAATGATAAATAAAAACCTAAAAGAAAAAATTAAAATTGAAGCAGAGGAACAAAATTTATTACGAAAAAGGAGTAAACTTCCTATATGATTACAATGGATGAATTTTCTGTTTATCGTTTTTATTTGGCTTTAAAATTGCATTTCACAACAGACAACTACGATGTTATAAACCAAAAAGGAAAAGTAAGAGCAACTAAAAAATCACTTTATAAAAGAAAAGATATAAGTTTTATAAAAAGAATCGCTACCACTTATAACGATGAAGAAGTTGTTAATTTTCTTATTGCTAATTTTGTCTCCGGCGATCGTTGGGGAGGCTTATTTGATCAACAAGCAAAAGAGACCTATTTTTTATGGAAAAAAAGAATCGAAAGTTTAACTTATACCTTTACCAAAGAATTTAATAGTATAGTCGATTATGCTGAGGACAAAAATTTGGACTTTTTTTCGCTTATTTTCAATAGCAAAGATGATAGTCATTCATATATAATAAGAGCATATTTAGGATCTAATATTTCCATAGAAACACTAGTTATTCTAGACAAATTATACGATCTTGTCAATTTATATGATAAAAATATAATAGATAAAATTGTATGGCCAGACATATCTAGACTAATTAAAAAATATAAACCTTTTCTTAAAATTGATAATGAAAAATACTATGCAATTATCAGACAACGAATTGGATTACACACTAAACAAGGTATCTGACATTGAAAAAGAAATTATTATTATACAAGAACAACTTGCCTTTATTACAGTAAATATAGATAGACAAATAGAATCACTTAAAGAAACTCAAAAATATTTAATTAAGTTAGCACAAAACCAACAAGAACTGACCAAACGTATTTATGCTTGGCCTTATTTAGTAGTTGAAAAAGGAGAATAAAATAAAAATATGGGTGATACCAGAAGATATAATGACTTTAATAACGAAGTAAAGTTACATAAAGTTAAAAGAACATTAAAAAATAGACTTGACAAACACAAGAATTTAATTTATAATTCTTTATCATCTACAAAAACAGATGATATAAATGAACAATTTGACTACATTAGTTATAATAAATTTAAACGTCGCTAAATAACGCTATATGGAGTAATATATGACTTTTACATCATTATCTGAACTTAGAAAATCTAGAGGTGGTTTTGATTCTCTAATGAAGGAAGTAGATAAAATTTCTAATCCTTCTAATGAAATTAAAACCGATGATCGTTTTTGGGTACCCTCTGTAGATAAAGCGGGTAATGGATTTTCTATTATTCGATTTCTACCCCCTTCTAAAGGGGAGGAACTACCCTGGGTTAGAATTTGGACACATGGTTTTCAAGGTCCAGGCGGTAAGTGGTATATTGAAAATTCTTTAACCACCATTGGTCAATCCGACCCTGTTAGTGAATATAATACCATTCTATGGAACAGTGGTTCAGAAGCAGATAAGGAACTTGCACGAAAGCAAAAACGCAAGTTAAATTATATCTGTAATATTTTGATTTTACAGGATTCTGCTGTACCAGAAAATGAGGGCAAGGTTTTTCTTTTTAAATTTGGTAAAAAAATCTTTGACAAAATTAAGGATATTTCTCAACCAAATCCTGCATTTCAAGATGAAAAACCAGTAAATCCTTTTGACTTCTGGGAAGGTGCTAATTTTAGATTAAAAATTAGGCAGTTTGAAGGATATCGTAATTATGATAAATCAGAATTTGAAAAACCATCACAAGTGGCTAGTTCCGATTCTGCTATTGAAAATATTTGGAATAGACAATATCCATTGACAGAACTGTTGGATTCTAAGTATTTTAAAACTTATGATTTTTTGAAGCAGAAGTTTGAGTCTGTTATTGGGGTTTCCAATACGAATGTCACAAGAAAAGCAGAAAATGTTGATATTGTAGAAACTCGTAAGGCAACACCAAAAACAGTTGAACTTAATAAATCTAAAGTACAGACTCCACCTGTAGATTTAGATGAAGACGATGAAATTAGTTCTTCGTATTTCCAAAGTTTAACTAATTAGGAGATTTTATGAAAAAATTACTTACACTTTTAGTAGGATTAGGTATTTTAACAGGTGTTCAAGCAGCAGATGTGAAAAAAGAAACACCTAAAGAATCACCAAAAGCAGATGTAAAAAAGGATGAGAAAAAACCTGTTGCTAAATAAGTAGAAATGCCCATTACACTTTCATCTTCGGGGGGAGTTATTGATGATTATGGAGGGGAGGATGGGCATGCTGATACAAATACTGCAACAGGTGGAGGAAATTGTACTTTTCCCAATGGTGCTGTAGAAAATAGTTCTTATTCAGATACAGCAGTAGTTACTCCTGAAGCAGGATTTGTATCA